TATCATAATATTTATAATAAAAAATAATATAAAAAATGGGATTTCTTAATAATCAAATAGTAACAGTTGATGCAATTTTAACTAAAAAAGGTAGACAAGCCCTTGCCCAAAATGATGGTTCTTTTCGAATCACACAATTTGCTCTTTCAGATGATGAAATAGATTATACACTCTATAACCCTACTCATCCTTCTGGTTCTGCATATTATGGTCAAGCAATTGAAAATATGCCTTTATTAGAAGCATTTTCAGATGAAACTCAAGATATGAAGTATTTACTTACTACATTACCTAGAGGAACAGCTAGAATGCCTATTATTGATATTGGGTATACATCTATTGTTCTAAACCAGGGTGCTTCATTAATTATTACTCCACAAACTCTTAATTATCTTGGAGCTACTCAAACTTTTGAATCCTCAGGATATAATGCTACAATTGCTGATGTTCGTTTAATGAATACATTTACTGGAACTGGTATTAATACTACAGCTGCTACTGCATTAAATGCAACAACAACCTTAGGAACTAATGTTTCTAAAACAGTAATTGGTACCTCTATTAGTTTAACAGCAACTACTGTTAACATTTTATTTGGTACATTAACATCTCTAAGTACAACTTTAACTATTGTTGGTAGAGATAGCGGAGCTCGAATTACTATCCCAGTAACTGTAACCCAAGCTAATGCTTGTTAATAATTAAATTTATAAAAATAAAAATATAAAATGGCTTATAAAAGATTAGATCCTGAAGATTTTGTAGTAAGTGCAGATTCAGTAGTAGCACCAGCATGGTCTACTAACTTACCTGCGTTAGCTTTAATGTATACTTCTTCAACTCAAGAAGCATCAACAACCGGGAATTATTATTTAAATATATTTCAAACCCAATCAACTTTATACAACGCTGAAACCCAGTTCAGTATTGCCTACGCAGATGCACTAGGGTCAGGATCAGTCCTATACGACCCAGGAATTGATGGAATGTCCCCAACAAGAACTGTTTACGGACAATTTAGAAATTTAGTTTTAGGAGATGAAAATGCTAATTTTATTTTTCAAAATGCTACCGGATCTAATTTCTTTGTTATCTCATTAAACAGATCTCGCTACAAACAATCACTCTTCCCAGGAAGTTTTAACCTTCAGTTATTTTCAGGAAGCTCAGTCCTTAATTTAACAGATAATAGTAATACTTCTCTCACAACCACATATTGTGATGCTGGAAGATTATACCAAATAGTAACAGGAAGTAATGGGTACGCTGCTATTTCTGCTCAATCATCGTCTGGTGTACCTGACGGAGTTACCTCATTAGGATCATATGGGTATTTCCTCCCAGATATAGGAACTATTTTACTAAATGCAGGTCCTTTATCATTACCATTTATTTCTGGAGGAATTGACTTACAATTACCTAGATCATCTAATTATGATGATAATACTCCTGCATTATTATACCGCAGTGGAAGTGTAGGATTAGTATCTGGATCAACTAATAATTCAAATTTTAGTATCCTAAGTCAAGAAACTGTAACTTCAGATTTTATATTTGTTAGAGCTAGGAATGCTGAATTCAACTACTCAGTTAACCCAAGTTTTATATCAGGAAGTTCAGGAAATATATTATATGATACATTTATTCAAAACCCTGTAACATATATTACTGGAATAGGAATGTATAATGATACTAATGAATTATTAGCAACAGCTAAATTATCAAAACCACTTAAAAAAGACTTTACAAAAGAAGCTTTAATTCGTGTTAAACTAGACTTCTAAATGAATGGGTGCATTCAAATCACTAACAACCTCAGATTTTACGGTTGTACCGTTTATTGTTAATAAAAGTTTTACTTTTATTGGGTCTAGTTCTTTTGAAGCTTCTAATGTTGGAATTGATAGATTAATTGGGACTAATATCCCAAACACTTCCCCATTTACTGAAACTACAGAACCTACTACTGGTATTATAGGAACATATTACCAAAGAGATATTTATTCCTCAGTAAAGCAACTTTATTATACTAATTATATCATTAATCCTATAAGTGGTTCTTTATTAGAATACGAAACCTCCCCAATAGGAGAAGGATTTAATGTTTTAGTTTCAAATTATACTAATACTAATGTATATAGTAGATTTTATAATTATGAAGCTACAACTTTATCTCAATCAAGATATTTTCCTACTGAGTCGGGAGCACAAGTTGGAATAATTTCAATTCCTTCTAAACTTTTTGGAGAATATATAAACCCAAATACTTTTTATTATACCTTTAACTATAGTGGCTCTGCAGTAACTACTATATATGATAATGGAGAAGGAAATTTACTTGAAAGTGGATCTGATAATCCTGTAGGGATTATTACATACCAACATGGATTAGCAATTATTACCTCTGCTTCTTTATTAACCAATTTTACATCATCAGTAAATGTAACTTGTAGTTTTCAAAGTGCTATAACTATATATGAGACTCAATATAGATGTACTTTAAGAGAAAATGAATTTAACTTTTCCCAAAACCCAAGTCTAATTTCTGGAAGTGGATTTACTAATCCACTAAATACTACTTGCTCAATTGATCAAAGAGGTATCGTTTATAATTTTGTTACAGGATCATGTTTTGACCCATATGTTACATCAGTTGGTTTATATAATGAAAACCAAGAATTATTAGCAGTAGCCAAATTAGCCCAACCACTTCCTACATCTCGTACTACAGATATGACAATAGTTGTTAATTTAGATATGTTTTAAAATTTTATGAATTGGTTATATTTAAATAAGGTTATAAATTCAATAGAGGATTTACCTACAAATGCATATGGGTTTATATACAAAGTTATAAACCCTGATGGTAAATTTTATATAGGTAAAAAAAGTCTTTATCACAATACAAAGAAAAAACTTACTAAAAAAGAATTACTAGAACAAACAGGTCCTGGAAGGAAAGCTACTACTAAAATAGTTCAAAAAGAATCTGATTGGAAAACATATTATGGTTCTGCTAAAGAATTAAAAGAAGATATAACAAATATAGGTAAAGAAAATTTTACTAGAGAAATATTAAAAATTTGTTATACTAAAAAATCATTAACTTATTGGGAAATATCATACCAATGTAAAGAAGATGTTTTATTAAATAACACATATAATGATAATATATTAGGAAAATTTTTCCGAAAAGATTTGGAATAATTTTTATCTTTATTATCTTATGGGCTATGGTTGATCAACTACTTGTTACATTAGTAGATTCTATATTAGGTTCTGGTAGAGATACTGCTAGAAGTAATAGGGCATATCACTGTCCTTTTTGTAATCACCATAAACCTAAGTTGGAAGTATGTATGGATACTAATTCTAAAGGAGAAAATCCTTGGAATTGTTGGGTTTGTGGTAAGAAAGGAAAAAAACTTATTAATTTATTTAAATCTTTACATGTTGATTCATTAAAGATAAAAGAAATAAAATCATTAGTAGGTGATTCTAAATCAACCCTTACCCTAAGTCAAACAGAAACCATTTCCCTCCCAAAAGAATTTACCCCCCTCTACCCCAACCCAGAAGGAATTATAGCTAAACATGCTTTAACATATTTAAAAAATAGAAATGTTACCGAAGAAGATATTATAAAATATAATATTGGTTATTGTGAATATGGTGAGCATGCTAATATGGTTGTGATTCCATCATATGATGAAAATGGTACTTTAAACTATTTCTCAGCTCGTAGTTTTGATAAAAATTCTTCTAGAAAGTATAAAAATCCTCAAATTTCAAGAAATATTATTCCATTTGAATTTTATATTAACTGGGATTCTCCTTTAATATTATGTGAAGGAGTATTTGATGCTTTAGCAATAAAAAGAAATGTTATCCCATTATTGGGCAAAAATATTTCCAAAGAATTAATGAAAAAAATAGTAACGTCTTCAATACAAAAAATATATATAGCTTTAGATAAAGATGCAATAAAAGAAGCCTTAGGTTTTTGTGAAAATTTATTAAACCAAGGTAAAAAAGTTTATTTAGTTGAATTACAAGATAAAGATCCCGGAGAAATGGGATTTGCTAATTTTACTAACTTAATACAACAAACCCCTAAATTAACATTCTCAAAATTATTTGAGAAAAAACTCCAATTAGTATGATTGAAAAAAATGTAAATGTCAATAAAAAATCAGTAACCCGTATTTTATCAGTTGACCCTGAATCTAAAAGAGTTAATATAGCTGATAATAGATTCTACAGCAGAAATGAACACTATTACCCATCTGTAACTAGTATCCTACAGTTTTTACCTAAAGGTAAATTTTTTGAAACATGGCTTAAAGATGTAGGACACAATGCTGATATTATTGCTAAAAAAGCAGCAGATGAAGGAACACAAGTTCATGATGCTGTTGAACGTTATTTATTAGGTGAAAAAATAGAATGGATAAATAAAGAAGGTTATTCAAATTACTCATTAGAGGTTTGGAAACTAATCTTAAAATTCCATGATTTTTGGACTACTGTTAAACCAACCCTAATAGAAAGTGAAATTCACCTATTCTCAGATAAATATAAGTTTGCAGGAACATGTGATTTGGTTGTTGAAATAGATGGAGTAAAATGGTTATTAGATATTAAAACATCTAACTCAATTCATACAGCTATGGATTTACAACTAGCTGCTTATTCACAAGCATGGGATGAAACATTTGAAGAAAAAATAGAAAAAAATGGTATTCTTTGGTTAAAATCATCTAAACGTGGTGAAGATAAAAGTGGTAAAAAAATTCAAGGTAAAGGATGGGAAATATATGAACCAACTCGCACTATTGAAGAAAACTTTAAATTATTTGAAACAGTCCACGAATTATTTAATCTAGAAAACCCTAACCCAACCCCAAATACAGATCAATACCCTATTGAAATCCAGATCCCTTCATAATATTTATAATAAAAATATAAAATGATATCATTGCTTGGGAT